GTTTAATATACGCAAGCAACTCGGCGTATTCTTGAGCCGTAACGGTTGTGCGCTCAACAGATACATTGTTGCCTGACGTAAACTTTTCGCGCAAGGTTTGCATGATTTCGTTCATAGTGAATCCTTTGCACAAAAATATAAAATCACAGACAACACTAAAACAGCACCAGTGATTGCGCCCATGCCTCCAAACAATCTGTACCCGGAATAAGTTGCCATTAACATAACGAGTGGTATAGACGCTATTCCTAGCGCAAATTTATTGATTTTCATCTTATCCCCTGTATATGTTCCAAATATCGCAAATTAACGACACGTTGTTGCTTCATGTTTCTAGCAGGTACAAGTGCTCGGTTGATCGCATCGTATTGTTCACAAAGAGCCTTATGTCGCAATACCAAAACATCAACCGCTTTAAGTGCAACCGCTACTCTTTTCTTGACCGGCATTGGCACATCTGGGTGGTTGCCAAGCTTGTAAACGGCAAGCTGTCTTTTGTTTGCCGACTCTTTCCAACCGGATATATAAAGCAATTTGCTTTGTTTTAACCGTCTAATTACTGCGGCAACGGTTTTCGGATGCAAGCCTCGTTTAGCGGCAATATCTCTAGGCTTAATGCCTTCGTCCGCCCCAAAAAAAGATCTATATACAGCTTGCTCTGCTGTATTGGTTGATTTGTTTAAACACTCTATACTGGTGACCACTTTAGTTACCGTGTTTTTTGTCTTAGTTATTGTGCTTCTTGTCATGCGGCTCCCCTCGCTTTATGCTCCGCCCATTTCTTTTGGTACGCTTTTTGCTCAGATGGTGGCACAAATCCAAGTCGTTTAAACGTCTTCATTACATCAGTACTGAAAGACGGCACCCATGGCTTATATTGTGTCTCTTCAATGGTTTTCATTTCTTTCTCCTAAATTGTTGTGCTTCAAAAAATTTTATTAAAAAACCCGCTCATTCTTGTCCAAGTTTTTTGCCACTTTGTTTGTTTGTTTTTTTTAATAATCTCCTCTTCCCAAAGCAATAATTGATCCAGTGCGGCATTAATTTTTTTTTCTATCTTTTTTCGTTGGTAGTTATACCAATAAATGGTTTTGATATCCCCGCCAACCTCCTCTTGAACTTTAGCGGGCTTCATTCCCTGCTTCAGCAGAAGCAGTACCTTCGCCTTGTATATTGTATTTCTTTTGTTCACGGGCTTGATCCTTACGGTCGAGACAATCTTGGCAGATCCATCTAAATGTTTTCCCACGGTGCTTCTTCTCCATCTTTTCTTTCAATTTAAACGACTGGCAGGTTGCACAAAACATCCTGTCCATTAGAAGCAAGTCGTTGTGCAGTTGCTCCCCGAACAACATGTTGTGCAGACAACAAGTCGCCCATCGTTCACGACAGTGGTTGTGGTGCATGCATACGCAACACCCGCCATTGATAACGCAATAATTGCTAATACTGTTTTCATGATTATTTCCTTGTTGGTTTTTTATTAGGCTTGATCGCCACAATACCGTCTTCACTATTTCTTTCTACCATCATCGCATCAGCAAGGGCGTATGCTTTGTAAGCAATTTGATCTGCTCCGAAGTTCGTCCCTGCAATGCTTACTAAAGCGCAACACGCAAATAAGTCTCGGAGGTCTTCATCATTCACTAGAGTTCTCCCGATGCAAGGTCGCAAGGGCTTGGTCTGCATACATAGAGAACGTACTGCCTGACGGAAATGTCATCTTAAATGCCTCTATTTGAGCTATAGCCTTTGATACGTCCTCAAGTGCTGTGTTGTATCCACTTGTGAATAGGTCTCCTTTTGTGTTGACCCTAGCCTGAATTGCTTCTCTTGCAACCTGTGATTTACTCGTGCGGTTTTTGTGGGCAAACTCTTCCCACTGAGCGTTTAAATCGTGATCTAAATAAATCATCACAGGCTGAGTAGTTCTTATCGACCGCTTCTTCTTGTCTGGGTTTTGAGCCGCAAGCAATTTAGAATGGATCGCTATTTTGTTTCCAGTTGTCATATTCTTCTACCATGTTGTCAAATTTTGATTGGGCTTTGGCATTCCCGTTGAGTTCGCTTCTTGATGTGATGCCGCATGCGACATACACAAAGCTGATGGCGTCTTCTTCGGTAATGCTCTCTGTTTTGCCGGTAGAGTTAAGCCAGTACTGAAACTCACGGTGCCGACATAGCATCCCTGCCTTTTTCACTCGGTTATCATAATTAACCGCTGTCTCGTTATCATTGATACGAACTAATGCGACACCATATCGTGAGCCAACAAAGTCTCTCATCAACTCTGTTGGTATCTCATCAGGGTGAATATTGAGGGTCAATACAAAACCTGTGCGGTCTTGCTTGAGGGACACCTTAACTGCTTCGAACTGTAATGCTTCCATTTCTCTCTCCCGCACCACCGAAGTGGTGCCATGTATTACATCAAAAAGGTACGTCATCTTCCAAGTCAGCAAGGTTAGTAGCCTGAGCGGGCTGTGCCAATGTGTCGCCACTGCCCTCGACACGGTCTCGTGGTGCACTTGCCGCAAGTGACAAGAACGTGCCATTACCGCCTTGCTTCTTCCACCCTGCTAGGCGGATAGTGACCATGTTGCCCTCAACCTTCATCGCTGACAGGTCAATCAAGATCGAGCCTGAGTAATCAGGTGATGCGGGCTTTGGCTTGCTCTTGTTGGGGAATAGGGTGCCATTGTTTGGGCGTTGTTCGTAAGCCATTATGCTTCTCCAAGGTTAGTTTTAATTTCGGCAAATGCCTGTTGTAATTTCGTGTACTGCTCTACATTGCCTGACTTCAAGATATCGATCTGCTTTTGGTTTGACTTCCACAGATCTGTGAGCCCCGCCCGATCTTCAGCAATCAACGCATGCTCAATCATCTTGGTGACAAACATAGCTTGGTCTTCTGGCTTCTCTGTCTTAACTTCTGCCTTCGGTTCTGCCTTCGGTTCTGCTTTCGGTTCTGCCTTAACTTCCGCTTTAGGCTCAGGCTTGTTTGATGGGGCACTAGAGTCCACAGAATCGTGCTCAGTGATCTCCATTGCCAAGAGCCATAGATAACGCCTCATGTATGTGTGCGTTGAACCAAGGTCTTGTATTGCCTGACCCTTGGGGTTACTGGCAAACACCAGTGGTGAGGTAAAGACAATTGATTCCTCGGGAACCTCAGAGTTATACACGGTGAGCTTGGCTTCTGTTGTGTTGAAACCAACTACACCGATCAAGCCTACCGCATCAAACATACGATGCAAGGTTGGGATGAAGTCTCCCAGTTCAAAATATTCGTAACCGGCAAACTTATTCTTGCCTGTCTTCTTCACGTTAGCCATCACAAATTCGTGACGCACTGCCTGAAGCTTTTTGTAAACGTTATTCGCTGACATTTTTCTCTCCTTGATATTGAGTACACCATTGCGAAACACCGCAATAATTTCCTTCACACCTCACTGAAACACCGGGTCTTGTCTCGACAAATGACTTCGGTGTGTTATCTGATAACTCCTGTGCTTCCTCCTTAATTTCAAAAACTCTTAACGCTCTCTTGCCTCCCTCTTTCTTGACTGCATATGTTGTTGGACGAGTCCAACGCTCTTCATCTGAACAAGGCTGTAACTCCTCGCCCCAGTCAAATGAAACCTTAGCTTGGCGATGCATCTCGATGCGCTCACGCACATATTGCTCGGTCTTCTCAGCGCCCCACATTTCTACATCAACGATCTGAATAGGCGCCTGTGGGTAAGACTCACTGGCTTCAGCTTCTCGCTTAGTCCAGTCACGCAAGATGGCACAGATACGAATGCTTGAAACTTTCTTGCCCTTAACTTTCTCAACTAGCCACGCGTAAATATTTTGTTGCTGTTCCCATTCAGGCTTGGTGCCCTTAAGTGAATAGACCGATGTAAATTTGTAGTCAGTGATCTCAACCTGACCGTCTTGCTCATGTTGCAAATCAATAGCGCCTGACAAGGTGATGCCATCAATCTCAATGAACAGTCTTTCTTCGGTTGTGTGGTTCTCAACTTGAGAACGTTCTGCTACACTATGTAAAGCGGTACCAAGCAAAGACCAAAGGGATTCTGATGCGTCCTGAGTCATGTCCGCCCAGTGTTTTCTGCGTAAGGCTTGAACTCTTGGGGCACCGATAATTTCTGTCACTGAGTAATCGCTTTCGCCTTTTGAGTAACCATCACGCAAAGCATGTTGGTACAGGGGTGCAGGGATATTAAAGTTGTTTGTGATTTTCATTTCTCTCTCCTTAAACATAATACTAACGCAAGTAAAAATTAAATGCAAACACTTTCTTTAATTATTTTAGGTGAGCCCGCATCAAAGGCAAATTCCAGACGGGCTGTGCGCATTGGTGGTCGCAGTATGTTCATCAAGTCACAGAAAGCCTTGGACTATTGCAAGGCGTTTAAACAGCAATCAGACAAAGTTAATCATGTGTTGTTCGAGTGTGATGTCTGTGTGACCATGACAATCTTTTATGCATCTAGACGCCCTGATTTAGATGAGAGCTTGATCCTTGATCTATTACAGGACGTGGCGTATTTAAATGACCGACAGGTCAAAGAGAAGCATATCTACTGGGGTCTTGATAAAGAAAACCCGAGGACGCTAATTGAGGTCAAAAAAATAGCACCCGCATGAGGTGCTAAAACGGTGCGAAAAACGAGGAGATAAAAATGAAACAACAAATTTTATTCTAGCACACCTCTCGGTTGACAACGAGTCGCTGAAAAGAGAAAATAACCCTGACGGTCTGGTAGCCCCTCTCTCTCCCTATCAGACGCTGGAACCGTAACCAGCACTTACAAATCTGGACTTTAGTCAGTCAATTCTTCGCGAAAATAGACGTACCTTCGGCTATCACAAGTGTTCTAGACTCCATTGGTGAAGCAAGACGGTGCAGAACTAAAGTTCAGTTTTATGAGTTGATAGTTTTAAACCTGTGTATAATTACGTTAACCCTTGGCAGGGGCGTGAAATAGTAACAAGGCTTCACATGGAAACTCAGTAGGTTGTTACGACCTATCCTGCCAGACCCCGAAAGGTGTTGAGTTTTCAGGTGAAGCCTTTTTTTTCGAGGTTTAACAATGCACTATTATCAATTTAATATTGGGGACTATGCGAGCCACACTCGTTACCTTAGTATGCTAGAAGACCTTGCGTACAGGCGTTTATTAGACCTGTATTATCTGCAAGAAAAACCAATTCCTTTAGATGACCCACAGGACTTTATTGGGATGAACGAGTGTTCAACGGACGTTGAACGGGTGTTGAACGCATACTTTGTTCGTACAGAAAAAGGGTGGGTAAACAAGCGTGTTGATGCTGAGATACAGGCATACAAAGGTAAGAAAAAGCAAGCGTCTGACGCAGGCAAGAAAAGTGGCGAGGTTCGAAGAGTCAATAAAGACGCTAATGTTGAACGACCGTTGAACGACCGTTGAACGACCGTTGAACCAACCATAAACCATAAACCATAAACCACAAAACATAAACCATAAAACAAGAACCATAAAAAAAGCAGTTTACCTATGACTAACATATTAATCAAAAGCCTAAAACGAAAACAAAAAAAACTAGACCTTGTGGCGAAAATGTCAAAACTGTCTAGCGATGAAATTGCCGAATCTTTTTTGAGCGCAAAACGCAATCGAAAGCAGGTGCATTTACGCCAAAAAATTGTTTGTGCATACATAAAGATTCGCTTGGGATATGGAGCAAAAATCAATGAAAGTATGTTTGATCTAGCCTGTGAAGCATTAAAGCTTGACGGTTATCCAAAGCCGCCAAACATTGAAAGCCGTGCATGGGCACTGCTTCACCATGAAGTAATTAAAGGGCGTGGGTCAAAAAAAGTTGGAGCTAACGTGACAACGCCAGACAAAAAAGTTTTTTACAAGCCCAAAACAGTTAGCCCTTCCGCCCTCAATGTTTGCCCTGCGTCAAAAGATTTTTTATTTAGTTATGAATGGCGTAAAACCCGTATGGTTGCCTTAAAAAAATATGGCGCTAAGTGCCAGTGTTGCGGGGCAACTCCTCAGTCTGGTGCGGTTATGAATGTAGACCACATCAAGCCAAGATTGACCCGCCCAGAGCTTGCGTTAGATGTAGGTAACTTACAAATACTTTGCCATGAATGTAACCATGGCAAGGGGAACTGGGACGCTACAGATTGGCGTGACAATTGAATCTAAACTGACATACACTAAAGAATAAACAAAGGACAATTCATGCCATACGTCAACAAGCCCCGCCCATACAAAAAAGAATGGGAAAAAGAGAAAGCCCGTAATGAAAAGCCTGCACGGGCAACACGGGAGCGGGCTCGGTACGATATGGATAAAAAGGGGATAGACAGAGCAGGGAAAGACATAGACCACATCATTCCATTGTCCAAAGGGGGGACAAATAAGCCAAGCAACCTAAGATTAAAAAAACCCAGTGAGAATCGTTCGTTCTTACGCAATTCAGATAAGTCAGTCAAGCAGAACAAACCAAAAAAGTAGGGAGAGAAGATGGACGTGGCACATGTAATCGAGGGGTTACACATAGACCAGTCGGCAAGGATAGCTTGCCCTGATTGTTCTAAAGACAGGTCAAAAAGAAACGAAAAGGATCTGGCGGTTCACCGCAAAAAAGATGGCTATGCTTATTATTGCCACCACTGCACAAGCTCAGGATTTGTGCGGTTTGAGTCAAAATTTCAGGAGAGAAAAATGACTGTTGTACAAAAACAACAACCCATGCCGCCAGTGGCTATGGGAGCATTAGAAGAGCCACATTTAAAGTTCTTAGAAGACCGTGGTATATCTGCGGCAACAGCAGAAGCCTTCAAACTATTTGCCACCGATAAATACTTTGGGCGGATGAATGCCAAAGCCCCTGCGCTTGGTTTCCCGTATTACAAAGACGGCAAGTTAACCAGTGCTAAATACAGGGCGTTAGAATCAAAAGAATTCACACAAGACCAAGGTGGCGCTCAGGACTTCTTTGGGCTCGACAAGGTTGACCCGACACAGCCCCTGATCATTGTTGAGGGCGAGATGGATGCCCTTGCCGCTTTTGAAGCGGGTATAGCCAACGTGGTGTCAGTCCCTGCGGGCGCCCCCATGAAAGTAAAGGATGGGCGTATAGATGCATCAGAGGACGCCAAATTTAGTTTCGTATGGAATTCATTCGAGCTTTTGAAGCTTGTCCCATACATCATCATTGCCACAGACAACGACACTGCGGGTCAAGCTTTAGCTGAAGAGCTTGCAAGGCGCATCGGCAAGGCACGTTGCAGATTGGCAACACTTGTTGAAAAAGATATTAATGACTTGTTTTTAAAAGATGGGGCGGATGCTGTTAAGGCGGTGCTCGATGGCGCTGAGCCTTACCCAGTCGCTGGTCTTTCCCAGCCATCAAAATACTTTGACCGTTTAAACGACCTATGGACAAAAGGAACTGGTGAGGGCACATCCACGGGTTACAGCAACGTGGATGAAATTTACACAGTGGGAGCGGGTCAGCTGACCGTGGTCACGGGCTATCCCAGTTCGGGTAAGTCAAACTTCGTTGACCAGTTGATGGTTAACCTAGCCGGTCGGGAGGATTGGAAGTTTGCGATCTGTTCGTTTGAGAACCAACCCGACATTCATATATCAAGGCTGATGGAGCTTCACACTCGTCGCAGATTCTTTGAGGGCTCGAACCGCATGAGCGATGTCGAGAAAAAGGATGCGCTCAAATGGGTAGATGATCACTTCTTATTTTTAGACTCAGAGACCGTAGAGCCATCGACCATCGAATCGATATTAGAACGGGCGTCTATTGCCGTAGCTAGACTTGGGATAAGGGGGTTGGTCATCGATCCCTACAACTACATTGAAAACCGCTCGGGTGTGTCGGAGACGGAATTCATTTCAAGCATGCTCACACGGGTACAAGCCTTCGCTAAGGCGTTTGGAGTGCATGTGTGGTTCGTAGCTCACCCTGCCAAAATTACTCGCTCTGGGATGGATCTGCCACGTCCTGATGGCATGTCTATCAGCGGTTCTATGGCTTGGTGGGCAAAAGCAGATTGCGGTCTGACCGTTCATCGTACTGAGGGTGCTGAAGTTCAGGTGGCTGTTTGGAAGTGCCGCTACCGATGGGTAGGGGCACAAGGTGAAACCACGCTCGTCTACAACAAGATTGCGGGCAACTATACTGAACCCAGTGCATTCTGATTGTGATCTCTGCCAGAGAAACGCCTCGGTTTATAACTTACGAGGCTGTTTAAACTGCGCGGTTAGGCTTGTAGATAGCTCAGGTGGGATGGACTCCATGCTGTCCCACATTGAAAGATATCAAAGCCGTTCGGAAGTGCAAAAATTTGTGCGAAAAAAAACCCCCCAAACCGTGAGGCTTGAGGGGCGTAGAAGAATGCTAAGGGTACAGAATCGCTAAGTCTAATGCCCAGTCCATGAATTTCATGCTGACCACAATAAAAATCATCCAACAAATGTATTCTAATAAAGTCTTCAATTGATCTCTCCTAATGTATTGAACCGCTCGGTGTTAACGCACCGTAAGCTTCGTCTACTGCTCGAGCCATAAACTCCTCAAGTTCTTCTTGCGACATTTCAGCTTGCATGCCGGCAGAGATGCACAAGGATAATAAAACCCCAATCACCTCGCCAACCCTTTTCCCATCGACATAATTGCCAATCAGATCGTGCAGTTCTTCAAAATCCATATTCACCTCACTGTTTTTAATAAAGCTCTAAACGATGCACCACCTAGATCGGATACGTCTCGAACATTCACTGCCTGTTTAAATGCACGGGTTACATCAGGCGAGTCAATACCTACTGCCACAATTTTGACGCCCAACTTCTCGGCTAAGTCTTCAAGGTGTTGAATGTTCTCTACATCAAACCCATCTGCGTCAGTCAAAAAGAACAGAACTTTCTTGGGGTCGGGTCTTTTAGACAACTCTTCAATGGCACAGTAAAGACCTGAGTACTCGGGCGTAGACCCGCATGCCGCACTGTGTATTGATCCCATCTTCAAGTTTGCTTTAGCAAGGGATTCGTTCCAGTTTTTAAATTGGATCTGCGTCACCTCTTCTCTAAAGATCACTTCGTTGCTCTCAATGCTCGCGTCCGTGTGACCGTAGAATCCTCGCACCGCATAGTTAACCTTGGCTTTCTCCAACATTTTAGCCAGTTGAATGGTTAAGGTTTGAGCCCGACCCATCATGTTGTACATAGATCCCGAGCAGTCTACTAGAATATATACCGAGGCTCTTTCAGCCTCTTTTATTTCACGTCTAGAGAACACTGCCGTACTGCCTGTGGCATAGCGTGTGAGACCTTTGCGATCTAATCTGCCCGACTCTTCTCTGCGTGACCAACCAACAAGATCAGCCGACCGCAGAACTTTTGAAAGCATAGATTGGGTTGCCCCAATACTTAAGTCGGTTGTGTACGAATTTTTGAAGCTTAATTCTGCCGCCAATTTGTGAACCCGCATGTCAATCCCCTAATAAAATTCAATCTTTTGCACGATGCGCTCGACCAATAATGGTCGTTGTTTGGTTTGAAGCCCCACCTTTTGGGCTTGCCCTTGAATGAAAGCATTCGGCTCAACTTCAATCGTAGGCTTGCCTAATGCCTTTTGCTTCTTACCTTGCCCACCTTCCTCCTCACTTTGCCCGCTTCCCTGCTTTGCTTCTGCTTGTTGCTGAGCTTGCTGTCCTGACTGCTTGGCTTCCTTAAGCTTGTCGTACAGGTCGGTCGCAATATTTATGATCTGAACGGTTTCTTTGGCGCTATGGGCTTTCTTCAATGCGTCAGTTAATAGGTCTCGCCACGGTGATGTCGGCAACAAGGGCGGGTGGCTGATACGGTAACCGTTTAAACGCCTACCCTCTATGCACAGAATGTAAGGGATGTTATCAAAGTCATCAGGCTCGACAGGCTGTTTGTCTGTCATTGAGTTGATGAGGTTTTGAAATAGGTTGCTTGCATTGTTGTTGCCTTGATTGATCACTGCTTGCTCAATGCGTGGGTCTTCAAGACCGATGATCAGCCCGTGCAAGAACTTGTCTTTTGTCTGCTCTACTGCATCGTCCCAAGCCTTGTGGTTTGTGTACCACGCATGCCCAAGTTCATGAAGCATGAAACCGAGCCAATGATTGTAGACGCCCATACTCACCTCGGCAGTGTCTTCAATGGCGGGCATCAAGATGGTGGCTTTCAGTTTTCTGTCCACATATTCGTACTTGATCCCTGCCGTTTGAGATATCCACTCAAATCGAAGCGAATGAATATCTTGACCTGATGCTCTGAAGACCCGCTCAAGGGTGGCTTCAAGACCTCCTTTTGCATGCATGGCTAACATGGCACTCTCCTAGATAAAATTTTGTGGCACGATGGTTGCGTTAAACGCCCCGATTAATTCGGGAGCGCATTCGCTTGGGTACTTGTTAACGATGGTCGATTGAAATGCGACCCGAATTGGAATGCCCTTCTTTACAGCCCTTGCGAGGGCAAACAGTTGTCTAAGGCTTGGTGGTTGCGTTAACGTGCCACCACGAGCCGCCTCACGAGCCACAGAGGCAAACTTAACCAATGCTTTAGACCGTAATGCGCTCAGACCTGTGCGACTGGCAATGAGCTTGGCTTCAGCGTCAACAGGCAGATACTGGAACTCAAGGGTAAACCCGAACCGATCTAAGAACGCTGTGTTTTGATCTCGAACCCCTGCAAAGTTGCCTGACTCATCGCCATGACCGTTTGAATTGTCGCAAGCGAAAAAGCTGACGTACTGAGCAACCCGAATCTTCTCACTAGTTTCATTTACAACCAAAGCACGGTTGGCTGATCGTTCGGTCAACGAATGCAACACCGCAATTGACTGGGCACGGGCGAACCCCACCTCGTCCAGTAGAACGATCGAACCCGCATGCTGAATGGCTTGAGCAATGATACCGGCTTTCCACACGACTGAGCCGTTCTCAATGGTGTTTGCCCCGATGAAGTCAGCCCGTTCAAGGGCTTCGTCAAAGTTGACACGAAACAATCTGCGGCCAAGGCGTGAAGCGATTTGCGTTACGAACTCAGTCTTGCCTGTGCCCCGCTCACCCGCCAACCAAACATTGTCAGGCACGGGGTCATCAAGGGCAACCAAAGCTTGATGCAAGTGCTCGGGCTTGAAGACATAATCCTCGACTAACAGAGGAGCTTGTGGGTCATTCCAAACCGCCACTTCCATGCTAGAAAAGTCCACCGTCTTGTCTTCGTCAACGTAGACGCAGTCAGGAAAGATGCTCCCTGCTGTCATCAGGGTGAAGACTGGTAAGTCAGCCGCCACCTCTTTCATGCGCTCGACTGGGGTCACTTCTTTAAAGCTGTCAAACATCCTACTGACTTCCGCCTGAACATGCCGGCTGATGTCCACGGGCTCTTTTGATGCCTGAGCGATTTGACTCATTGATATGTTCACGCTTTCAATGCTGTCCGTGTGAGCATCACTCGTTTGGTTCAGGTCTTTAACGACTCCCGCAAGCTCTGAGAGACGCTCCCATATGGCGTCCTGCGAGTCCATGGACGGCACAGGTGCAGTTATCACAGGGGCGTTTTTCACGTCCTGCAAAGTGATCAAGCCCTGAGCGATGAGTCGCCCTAATTTTAGGACAGCCTCTTCTTTGGTTGCTACCACTTCGTCAATCGCAATTTTCAACGCCCCGTTTAAACGCTTGAGCGGAAGTAATGCGAGGTCTTGTTCTGTAAGGTCAATCATTTCTCTCTCCTGAGATTTTATTCAAGTGTTAATGCACCGTGATCGGTGTCGGGGCATTGTGGGATGCCCACGTTCGCCCATTTCTGAGACAGGCGGATGGTGTAGCCACAGTGTTGGCACGATGCCTTGTGCATGCGTGTTGATTGCGTCTTTTTGTCAAAGCCCACGTTTAATTTTGCGTGGGGGTACATGCCGAGCCCATCCAACAAGTCTGCAAAGGCAGTCTTGAACTTGTCTCCTGCCGTTGTTTCTGTGGGCTTGCCCTCAAGGCTCATCTTACGAGCCAGTCGGGTGAACCTTGCCCCGTGACCATCCCCATCGGTTGATGCGTGGCACAGCTCATGCACCAAAGTGCCGAGCACGTCCAAGCTTGCGCTAAGAACTGGTGAGATTAAAATCTCATGAGTCCCATCAGACGATGCCTTTGGGCTCCAGTGCTCACCGACCGAGCGCAAGCGTGACCGAGCGTTGCGACTGGGAAAGCCGCACGTCACCCGAATCTGCTTAGGTAAGGGTGAGCCAAACACGGTGAATAGGGGGCGAACTTCAGCCACTGCTGATTCTAGCCATTCTTCTCTGTTCATGATTTTCTCTCAATTAGTCTTTCAAGTTTTACACATTGGGTTGGGACACGATCTATTTCACAGATGGCGTCATGTAACTCGGGGCTGTGTTTAAACACACACCCGTGGATGTTGGTGGCATCCCACCACACCGACAGGTGTCTAGTTGACTCTTCGCTTAAGTCTTGGCAACCACCGCTCACCAAACCCTCAAGATAGTAGGGCGAGATGAAATGGTCGGTGATATCGAACTGCTCTCTGTTGTCAGTATTCATCAGGCACCTCGAAGTCTTGTTCAAAATTGAAATCCTCCACCTCGTCTGTGGTGATGACAGTAAAATCATCAGGCGCAAGGTCTGCTACTGCATCGTCCAAATGGTCTTCATCGACCGCAAAGACACGGGCAACAACCTCTTGCGACCGTGTTGCTGTGATAGTGTAAACAGGCATGGTCATTCTCCTAAAACTGTTTGTATACAAATTTCAATCACGTCCCAGTTGATGCCGATGGTGGCATCAAAGCTCTTCGCCATCAGGGTTAAGACTGCCTCGACCTGTTCAGGTGTCAGGTTAACCTCAAGGTCGTCAGCCACCGACAGGACATCATCACCGTCCCAGTCATCACTGACGTACTTTTCACCGTTCTTTCTCGTTGCTAATCGTGCCATGATCTCTCTCCAATGGGGTGTTACCCCTCAATTAAACCCTCGTTGATTAATATATCAGCGGTTCGACCGAACCACCCTTGTAAACGCCACGCCAAGCCAGTCTTGGCTAAGTGTTGCCAAGCCTCCAACACTTGGTCTCTTGACTCAGCCTCAACAAAGCCCTCGCAAATGCCCACTGCGTCATAGTCACTCATGTGATTCTCCGTAAGAACTAAGCCCACCATCGAGGTCAATCTCTAGATTTCCATCCTCGTCAATTAAGTCGCATTCATCACATACAAAAAGTGGGTACTCACTATTGACAGCATGCTTGCCCTCTCTAAACTCTTTATGCGCCACGTCTGCGGCTTGGAACGCTGACTCTGCCTCTACTTCAACGTACTGATTGATTGTCATTAAAACCGAATATTTACCCATGATCTCTCTCCTGTATGGTGTTAGTTAAATGTCCGCAAGTCTTTGATCTGCCACCGCTCTATGATCGGGTGACCGTAGTCATCTTCATCAGTCACGATAAACGTCATTTTTTTCCAGTTGTGAAATGAAATATTGTGAGCGGAATTTTTCGACTGCTCGTGCATCCTGCTCGGCTGTTAAGACAAGGGTTTTTCCACCGCCAGCGGTATATATAAAGGTTGCGGTCACTTCCGTCAGGTACCAGTCAGCCGACCGCCTTTCAATTTTGACCCGTGTGGCTTCTCGCCGATATTTGTAAGACTTTGGCACAGCCTTGCCGCTCGTGGCAATTATTACCCCTCCTGCAAAATGCTTCTTGGCGCTTAGTAAATTCACGCATGCGCCCTCACCAAAGCTAGCCAAATCGGCGATGTCGCTAGCTAAGGTGTACGTGTGAGCCCTCGCCCCAAGGTTGACTTCGCGCAGTGCTTGCTCGATCTGCGACGAGTTTTCCTGTGTAATTTTGATTGCTTTCATAATGCTCTCTTAAAAGTTTGCAAAGTATTTTGCGGGGATAGTCAAAGTCTCAGGTCGACCTGAGATCGATTCAGATTGCCTCACTTCGATGATGATGTCATCACCCTTTCGTGTGGTCATCTGTACTGCTTCGGCGTGGCTTGCCCACGCCTGTGGGTCGTGTTCGTCATAGTCCTCAACGACACTGATTAAGAACTGTTCAAGATAATTCAGTCCTGCAGGTGTTAGTATTTTCATCACACTCTCCGCTAATTATGTTAAGTTTTATACATATTCTTTAATGTCATTCTCTTTGTTGTTAGCTAAAGCTTTAAAGTATTGCTCGGTTGTTTGAACCCACCGAGATTGCCCCTGCCACAGCCATTGCTTGGCTGTGTCTAGGGCGTCATGTTTGTCATCATAGTGATGGCTGTTTGCCTCTGTAATGTGCTGACCATCTACAAAGTATTTTACGATGTGATCGTGCCACTCAGTGTCACGATAAACACGAACTTCACGATTACCAACTTCCTCGGTGTATATTTTTCTCATATTCTCTCTCCAAAAACCACGTTGACCCTGAAAGGGTGCGGATAACGGACTGCCCCTTAGAGCTAATCCCAAGACCCCCGAGGGGGTTTCGACCTATCGGTCTCGTCAGTTGGGCGTCTATCCTGATTGGCGTCTATCGCCCTCGTTAATAACAACCGTTGTCTTCCCAAGCGCCCTCGGCATCTTTCATTTGTTGGTTGGCTTGCTCGTCTGCCTCGTACTCCCACTGCATAATGTTGAAGGCTTGCACAATCTGATCTTTCGTTGCTGTCAGGGACATAAAGAACTTCGAGCTGTGTACCCAAGCACCTTCATGCCATTCCCACGCTGTCCACAGGACTGATGGCACACCGTTGCTCGATGCAAGTTGTGGCACGAACTTGACGCTCTCTTCACTGAATGCTGTTTTCATGTTTACTCTCCGTTGGAAGCCCGCCACCTGAAAGGTGATGGGCGGTTGATGTTGCACTCAGTAGTAAGCTCTCCCGAACTCACTACTAAATACTTATCGAATAACAAAGCACCCTCAATCAAATGCCTATGCGCATGCCCACCTAGTATGAAACCTGATAAATCAGTTGATCGCCTCAATTCGGTATGTCGGTTGCTGTCTGGCTGTTGGGTACTTGCACACTGGATTACGACCGCCCCCGTTCTCGAAGATACTAGGATGCTTTACGGACTCGCTTAGCTACTGTGCTGAGTGGACTCTTGAGGGTACTAGGCTCTCTGTCCAACCTGATCGTATCGCTGTCAGGTGCGCCACCGAAGTGGGTAAGTAAAGAACGAATACTGAGATTAAATTGTGCGCCTGTTTAAACAGTAGTGCAAGCACTATTTGAACAATTACACTGTTATGGTGTTTCTATGTTTGGAAGACGGGGTTTTGCAAAATGGAAGACGGTCGTTTAAACTAGGTGCATAGAACGACAGCAGAACGAACGGCTGTTGCACATAAACCACACAGAGGTTCAAACAAGATGAAACAAGTAGTCAACACAGAAGATGCAATTGAGAACCATTCTCATGACATAAAGCCCGATTACTCTAGTGAGCAGATGCGAACAATGGTCGGGCGTACAACTGACACGCTAAGGCGTACAGACAGCAAGCCTACTGGTACAACTAAAGAAAAAGGTAAGCTCACAGCAAAGCAAAGAATGTTTGTTCATTACATAGTACAAGGCATGAGTAATAGGGAAGCATACAAACAAGCGTATAAGCCAAACACGACTAACGAGGGAACTATTGCTAGTAATGCACACAGGACTGCATCAGACCCCAAAGTAAGAGCCTTACTAGATGCTAGTCTGAGCAAGAGTGAGAACTCTTTGATTAATGACGAGCAGGCGATGAGACGCCATGTTATGGAAGAGTTACTCAAGCATAGTAGAGAGATGGATCATGATGGTCATAAGCTAAAGGCTCTAGAGCTGATGGGCAAAGCGGTGAGTATGTTCACTGACAGAGTAGAGAAGACAGTGGAAAATATATCCGCCGAGACACTCAAAGACGAACTAAGCAAACACTTGGCTCTACTTGATGCAGTGACCAAGCATTAACAATCCCTTGCATATCAATGACTTAGGTGCATGTGCCTGTTGTAGGTGTGTAAGGCTATATAACTACAGGTTATGGATATAAGGTCAAAGTGCCAATAAACACGGGAAAACACTTAGGTTACATAACTTCAGGTTATATAGAGGCTATGAGGTGACCTCTGTCAGCTGTATAAACAGCCTGTCATTTCCCCTATGAGCTCATAGGTGCTGAAATTTTTTGGGTGTCAGGCTTGAGTAATTCAATGTTTAAACGACCTGTTTACACAACCTGTTTAAACCTTCACCGAAACTAAGCTCACAACCAAGCCATGACCTTGTAACTAATCAGGCTATGCCTGTGGCCTGAGCCTCTATGCCTACGCTTGAGGGGTACGGCTTGGTGATTGGCTAGGCTGGTGACCCACCGTGGGGGCACACCCCTTTTTGAGCCGTGTGTCCATCAACCTCTATACATGGTAATTCCCACATCCCATCACATTTCCCCCAACCAATCGTTCTCATTCACACACCCCTCCCCCCAATCGTTCTCGCCCCTTGACTCCCCACCACATTCCATGCAAAATACCCCCTATAGGAACGTTCGTGTTTAAACAGGGGGGGGTATATATTTTGAAAAATAATTTACTTAGTCGCATTAGCGCTGTAGATGACGAGGTATTGTTAGCCAAGGGATTTGATCACTGTGTAGTGGGCATGACCTTGCGAGAAGAGGAATGGGTAGCCCTGTACGATGCAAGCTTAGTGGTCAAGGAGCTATCGAAAGACATGCCTTATAAAGATGCTATGGAGTTCTTTGAGTTCAATGTCCAAGGAGCTTATATGGGTCCTAAGACACCTATATTCATTTTTATGGATCAAGACAGTGACGCCTAAACAAAAATTAGCGTTGGAATTTATTAAGGCGTACATGTCTGTAAAAGGCTATGCACCTTCCTATAGAAATATTGCTCAAGGCTTGGATATCAAGAGTAAGTCCAATGTGCACAGATTAATTCATGCGTTAAGAGAGCAAGGCTTTATAGAGATCAAACCACATAAGATTAGATCAATCCAGATGGTTGACAGGTCAATCCAACAGGTCTCTGCTTTATGAGTCTACTGACTCGTGATGAGGTAGAGAAGTATTTGAGGGTCATCGAGTTGATGCCTCCTAACTCTCCTGATATAGCCAAGATCCACCAATTATTGATGGCGGATAAGAATGAAAGGTGCCGCGAGAACTTCATGCCTTTCGTTCAAGAGATGTGGCCTTCATTCATTGCTGGGCGGCATCATAAGATTATGGCAGAAGCTTTTGAGCGCGTGGCCAGTGGAGAGCTAAAGAGGCTCATTATTAATATGGCGCCTCGTCACACTAAGTCTGAGTTTGCATCCTTTCTATTGCCTTCGTGGTTTCTGGGTAAGTATCCTGAGAAAAAGATTATTCAAACAGCTCACACCGCTGAACTAGCTGTGGGCTTTGGTCGTAAGGTCCGTAACCTTGTAAATTCGCCTGATTACCAGAAGGTCTTTCAAACTAAGCTCTCAAGTGACTCAAAGGCCGCAGGGCGCTGGAATACATCCAAGGGCGGTGATTACTTCGCTATTGGTGTGGGCGGTGCTGTGACGGGTAAGGGAGCCGATCTCTTAATCATTGATGATCCACATAGCGAACAAGAAGCCATGCTAGGTAGCCCAGAGGTCTATGACAGGGTCTATGAATGGTATTCATCGGGTCCTCGTCAGCGTTTACAGCCGGGCGGGGCTATTGTGATCGTGATGACTCGCTGGTCTAAGCGGGACTTGTCCGGACAAATTGTAAAGAGCTCCGTCACTCGAGGCGGAGATCAATGGGAAGTGATTGAGTTTCCTGCCTTGATGCCTTCAGGTACTCCGTTATGGCCTGAGTTCTGGTCACAAGAAGAATTAGAAGCTATCAGAGATGAGATTCCAGTTGGTAAATGGAATGCTCAGTATCAACAGAACCCAACCTCAGAAGCAGGCGCCCTGATTAAGCGGGAGTCTTGGAGGATCTGGGAAAAGGAAACGCCCCCTGTTTGCGATTACATCATTCAAAGCTGGGATACCGCCTTTGAAACAAACAACAGGGCGGATTTTTCTGTCTGCACGACTTGGGGAATCTTTTATAAAACAGCCGAAGATGGCATGCAAGCGCCCAATATCATCCTGCTTGATTGCTATAAAGAGCGTATGGAGTTCCCTGATCTCAAGCGCAAGGCTCATGAGCTCTATTTGGAATGGGAGCCCGATACATTAATTATTGAGAAAAGGGCGTCTGGAGCTTCCTTGATCCAAGAACTTCGTCGCACAGGAATCCCGCTAATGGAATATACACCTAGCAAGGGTTCTGATAAGATAGCCCGTGTAAACGCCGTGACCGATTTATTTGCGTCAGGCTTTGTTTGGTGCCCTGAAACAAGATGGGCGGATGAGGTGATGGAAGAGTGTGCATCGTTTCCCAACGGCGAACATGATGACATCGTAGATAGTACGACCCAAGCGTTACTCAGATTCAGACAGGGTGGGTTTTTAAGGCTCGATACAGATGAACTAGATGAGCCCACCGTTCGCAAAAAACTCACTTATTATTGAAGACCAAAATGTCCATAGAAAAATCCTTATACCAAGCCCCTGTCGGTATCAATATTGAGATACAAGAACCTGAACTGTTTGAGGTTGAACTTCCAGATCTCGAAATAGAGATTGAAGTGGAAGAGTCAGATGATTTTTATGCCAACTTGGCTGAAGACATGGATGACCGAGAGCTCTCTTCTTTAGCCTCTGATCTGGTCTCCGATTTTGAAAACGATCAAGTATCTCGCAAAGAATGGATTCAAACCTATGTTGATGGCCTAGAACTGCTAGGTCTAAAGATTGAAGACCGAACCGAACCTTGGGATGGCGCATGTGGTATCTACCACCCCTTGTTAGCTGAGGCGTTGGTTAAGTTCCAAGCTGAAACCATCATGTCGATATTCCCTGCCGCTGGCCCAGTTAAGGCCAAGATACTAGGCAAAGAGACCCAAGACAAAAAAGAAGCGGCTGTTCGCGTCCAAGAGGACATGAACTATGAGTTAACCGAAGCCATGCCTGAGTTCCGCCCAGAAACAGAGCGTATGTTATGGGGCTTGGGTTTAGCTGGTAACGCCTTTAAGAAGGTTTATGAAGACCCGAATATTGGTAGAGCTGTTTCGTTGTTTGTGCCAGCTGAGGACGTCGTAGTGCCTTTTGGCGCCACGAATCTTGAGTCCGCCGAGCGTGTAACTCACGTTATGCGTAAGACCGAGAACGATATTCGCAAGCTTCAAGTAGGTGGATTTTACCGAGATGTTGATCTAGGCACCCCAAATAATACATTAGATGAAGTAGAAAAAAAAATTGCCGAGAAAACAGGCTTTACAGCAGTCTCTGATGAGCGCTATAAGCTTCTGGAGATGCAAGTTGAGCTTGATTTGCCCGGCTTTGAGCACGAAGAAGATGGCGAAATGACAGGTATTGCCCTGCCATATGTCGTGACCATTGAAAAAGGCTCAAATACTATCCTGTCTATCCGCAGAAACTGGAAGCCTGATGATGAAAACTACCGCCCCCGCCAGCATTTTGTGCATTATGGCTACATCCCGGGCTTTGGGTTCTATTATTTTGGTTTAATTCACCTGATTGGCGCTTATGCCAAGTCTGGCACGTCAATTATTCGCCAATTGGTAGATGCAGGCACTTTATCTAACCTTCCGGGCGGATTTAAAACTCGTGGTTTACGTATTAAGGGTGACGATACCCCAATCGCACCGGGTGAGTTCCGAGATGTGGACGTTGGTAGCGGTGCAATGCGCGACAACATCATGCCATTGCCATACAAAGAGCCTTCTCAGGTCTTGATGAGTCTGTTAAACCAGATTATCGAGAATGGTCGTCGCTTTGCCAACACCGCAGACATGCAAGTGTCAGATATGAGCGCTAATGCTCCAGTAGGCACCACATTAGCTATCTTAGAACGCACGTTAAAGGTCATGTCAGCCGTTCAAGCCCGTGTACATTTCTCTTTAAAGCAGGAATTAAAACTCTTAAAGGCCATTATTGCCGAGCATGCGCCTGAAGAATACAGCTATGAGCCCGTAGAAGGAAGCCGTAAGGCTCGACGTTCGGACTATGAAATGGTGGAAGTTATCCCTGTTTCAGACCCAAATGCGTCAACAATGGCTCAAAAGATTGTCCAATACCAAGCCGTTCTTCAGTTAGCTCAAAGTGCGCCTAACCTATACAACATGCCCCTCCTGCACCGCGATATGTTAGAGGCGTTAGGTATTAAAGAAGCCAGTAAGCTGGTTCCTTTGGCTGAAGATCAAAAGCCAACCGACCCCGTAACAGAGAATCAGAATGCATTAAATCTCAAACCCTTAAAAGCATTTGCTTACCAAGACCATGAAGCTCACATTCAGGTTCATATGTCAGCCATACAAGACCCCAAGATACAAAAGCTTGTGGGTCAAAATCCTAACGCCAATGCAATTGGGGCGGCAATGCAGGCTCACTTGGCTGAGCACTTAGGCTTTGCGTACCGCGTTCAGATCGAACAGCAGATGGGTATCAATATGCCACCTCAGATGGATGAGGCTGGTGAAGAGATTCACTTAGATCCAGAAATGGAAGCTCGCCTTACTCCACTCCTATCTCAAGCCGCACAACGTCTCTTGCAGAAGAACCAAGCAGAGGCCGCTCAAGAGCAGGCTCAGAAGCAAGCTGAAGACCCAATGCTTAAACTCCAGCAAATGGAAATTCAGATTAAGCAAATGGAAGTTGAGCGCAAGGCAATGAAAGATAAGATTGATGCCGCAACGAAGGCTGACCAACTTCAGATTGAGCGTGAGCGCATATCAAGCCAGAAAGAAATTGCGGGCCTTCAGGCTGGTGTTCAACTCTCTAAAAACAAAGACGGCATCAGTGCTAAAAAAGAACTTGAAGGATTTAAAGCCGGCATAGATCTTAATAAAGAGAAAGCCAGAATGGCTGTGGATATCGCCAAGACGCTTGATTCACAAGGGGGTGAATGATGGATGTGTTTGATGTGCTGTCAGCAAGGATTCTAGAGAAGGCTAATCATTTGTCCGAGGCCACCGCCACGGGCAACTTTGAGAACTTTGAAGAGTACAAAAAAACTTGTGGTGAGATTAGAGGCCTGCTCATCGCAAGGGGTTACGTATTAGGCCTCAAACAAGAAATGGAGCAAAAAGATGACTGAGTTGCTAATTGGTTCAAACCCCAATAGCCCGCAAGTCGTAGGGTCAATTAATTTTAATCACTCTGACGAAGAGAAAGCCAAACAACTCCCTGACCCTTCTGGGTATCGGATTCTATGCGCTATCCCTGAAATCGACAAAACATACGAGAGCGGATTAATCAAGGCAGATGAGACGGTGCATTACGAAGAAGTTCTAACCACTGTTTTGTTTGTAGTTAAGTTGGGAGAAGACTGCTACAAAGACGCAGGCAAATTCCCCACAGGGCCTTGGTGCAAAGAAGGCGATTTTATTCTAGTAAGGCCTAATTCTGGGTCACGGCTCATCATCCATGGGCGTGAATTTAGAATTATTAATGATGACTCTGTGGAAGCTGTAGTTCAAGATCCACGCGGCATCAAACGGAAATAAAGGAGAAACGTATGGCTAACTTAGATAAGACAGAATACAAGTTCCCAGACGAGCAGGATGATCTGGAAATTGAAGTTGAAGACACCACGCCAGAATCTGACCGTGGCCGTGAACCCATGCCTAAAGACATCGTTGAGGAGCTCGAACAAGACGAGCTAGAGAATTACTCTGACGATGTAAAGCAGAGGATGAAACAGCTTAAGAAGGTTTGGCATGACGAGCGCCGAGAGAAAGAAACGGCATACCGTGAGCGACAGGCAAGCATAGATGCTACAAAACGCCTTATGGAAGAGAACAAGCGGTTTAAACAGATAATCAATTCTGGTCAAACAGAATACGTGTCTGCCGTTAAACAGACTAGCGAGATGAAGCTTGATTCGGCCAAACGGGCATACAAAGAAGCCTATGAAAATGGCGACTCTGATTTGCTGATGTCAGCTCAAGAGGCAATGACCAAAGCCACAATGGAGTTGGAGCGTGTAAATAATTATCGCCCAACCCCTTTACAAGAGGAGCAGAATGTTGTACAAACACAACATCAGGCCCCTCGACCTGACCCAAAAGCGGTAGCGTGGCAAGAACGCAACCCTTGGTTTGGACAGGATGAGGAAATGACAGCCAGCGCATTAGGGTTACATGAAAAACTCAAACGCAGTGGCACTGTTGTAGGGTCAGAAGAGTATTACTCCACGTTGGACAAAACAATGCGGAAGCGGTTTTCAGAACATTTTACGGAGCCAGAAGAACCATCACGTCAGCGAACCACCACGGTGGTAGCACCGGCCAAGCGAACAACATCACCTCGAAAAGTGACGTTAAGGCAGGACGAAATGAGCCTAATCAAAAAATTAGGAATCACCCCGGAACAGTACGTTAGAGAAGTTTTGAAACTGGAGAAATAAAATGACTGAAAAAAGAATTGATCGCGATTTGCAAACACGAGATTTAACGGAGCGCCCAAAGCAGTGGTCGCAACCAGAGCTTCTCCCTGATCCGGAAAAACAACCGGGATTTGCATATCGTTGGATTCGTGTTTCGACATTGAACTCGGCAGATCCCCGCAACATCTCCGCCAAACTCAGAGAAGGATGGGAGCCAGTCACTGTTGAAGAACAGCCAAGATTTAAACTGCTAATCGATCCCAATAGTCGCTTTAACGGCAATATTGAGATTGGTGGGTTGTTATTGTGCAAGACCCCAGAAGAGTTTGTCCAGCAACGCAATGCGCATTATACCAAGCAAAGCCAAGCTCAGACGGAAGGTGTCGATAATAACTTTATGCGCCAAAGCGATGCCCGTATGCCGTTGTTTTCAGAAAAGAAATCAACCAGTACGCGTGGTTTTGGTAAAGGTTCTTAATTTAATTTATTGGAGTTAACATGGCTTATCCTACTGTTAATGCCCCTTACGGCTTCAAGCCAATCAACCGTCTTGACGGCATGCCATACGCAGGCGCTACGCGCCAATTGAACATTGCGTCAGGCTACGCCGCCAATCTTTTATACGGCGATTTGGTTATTGTTGTTACAGGTGGCGTAATTGAGAAGTTCACAGGCACAACTACTGGTTCACCAGTTGGCGTGTTCGTTGGTTGCGTATACACGAACCCAACAACCAAGCAACGTTTGCAAGCACAATACTGGCCTACTGGCACAGTGGCGTCAGATGCGACTGGTTATGTTGTTGACGATCCTAATGCAGTGTTCAAAGTTGCAGTGACAAACGGTTCTAGCGTTATGTCTAGCGCCGCTTTGGCATCTGTTGGGTCAAACATGTCTATTATTCAGGGCACTGGTAGCACTGCTACAGGTAATTCTGCTGTTTCAGTTCTTGCTGGATCAGAAGGCACTACCGCCGCATTGCCCGTTCGTGTAGTTGACGTGGTCCCTGAAACCGCAACTGGTGCTGACGCATTTGTTGAGTTGATCGTTAAGATCAATCTCCACCAGTACAACAACACTACTGGTGTATAAGGAGCTAAATCATGGCTATTTCACGCGCACAACAACTAAAGCAACTCTTACCGGGTCTGAACGCATTGTTCGGCCTCAAGTACGAGACCTATGCTGAACAACACAAAGAGATCTACGATACAGAGAGCTCAGACCGTTCGTTCGAAGAAGAAACAAAGCTTTCAGGCTTTTCTGCCGCACCTGTTAAAGACGAGGGCTCTGCTCTTTCTTATGACAATGCACAGGAAGCTTGGACATCTCGCTACAACCACGAAACTATTGCATTAGGCTTTAGCTTGACTGAAGAAGCCATCGAGGACAACCTCTATGACTCACTATCAGCCCGCTACGTCGCCGCATTAGCTCGTGCTATGGCATACACCAAGCAAGTTAAAGCCGCTTCAGTATTGAACAACGGCTTCACTGGTGGCACATATGCTGGTGGCGATGGTGTTGCTTTGTTCTCAGCCGCACACCCATTGGATGCTGGTGGCACTAACAGCAACATCCCTGCCGTTGCCGCTGACTTGAATGAAACTTCGTTGGAAAACGCAGTTATTCAAATCGCCGCTTGGACAGACGAGCGTGGCTTGTTAATCGCCGCTAAGCCAGTCAAGCTTTTTGTTCCTCCTGCATTGCAATTCGTTGCAACCCGCTTGTTGGAAACAAAATTGCGTGTCGGCACCGCTGACAATGACATTAATGCCATTGAAAACAACGGTTCAATCCCAGAAGGCTATACGGTTAATAACTACTTCACCGATACAAACGCTTGGTTCTTAAAGACTGACGTTCCTAACGGTATGAAGCATTTTATCCGTACACCATTGAGCAATTCAATGGACGGGGACTTCGACACAGGCAATGTACGCTACAAAGCCCGTGAACGTTATTCATTTGGTTATAGCGATCCACTCGGCATGTACGGTTCAGCAGGTGCTTAAGCTTTAAAGCAAGTACTTAGCTGTACAGACCCCGCTCACAAGGCGGGGTTTTTCTTTTGAACGAAGTACTGCACATACAAGCAGTTTTTTTATTCCTTAAACATGGTGTACACTACATAAAAAGGAGTAGTGTATGCCATACAAGATTGATATCTGTGGGATATATAAACTGGTTAATCGTATGACCAATCAATGTTATGTCGGGCAATCTCAGAGAGCGCAAAAAAGAATAAAAGAACATTTTCGATTGCTACGCTTGGATAAGCACCCAAATAAACATTTACAACATGCTTACAATAAATACGGTGCGGACAATTTCTACGGTGCTATTGAAATTGAATGTGAAAACGTTGAACAGTTAGACGCATTAGAAGAAGCGTTTTTAAACAATGATGCTTGGTTTGAAGAGCCTACAATTTATAACATTGCAGATTTTGCCAATGCTCCTATGCGTGGAAAAAGACATAGTGAAGAGGTTCGTCAGCGTATACGTTTGGGTAGAAGAGCTACAACTTTTGATTACCGCAGTGAAGAATATCGCGCCACCCTATCAAAAGCACATATGGCTCGCTTTCAAGAAGACCCGAAATTTATTGCAAAGCTTAAGCATATCCTCGATAATTCAGACAGGTCTTATGCAGAACGTGCAAGACAATTAAATGCGGACACTAGCTCCGTGCGCCGTCTTGCTATAAAATATGCTCATCTTAAAGGAAAGATATAATGGCACAAACTCGATTCTCAGGTCCCGTCGCATCAACAAACGGCTTTATCCCCCCAATCGTCACTACAGCTAACCTCCCAGCTTTTGCTTCGGTGCCCGCAGGTACTGTTTATATGGTGAGAGACAATGGCGTTGGTAATAATGAGTTCAGTCTTGTAATTAACACAGGCGCCGCTTGGGTTACCGCTGTTGGTGCCGCACTTAGCTAATAACTCTTATAACTAGGAGTTAAATATGGCTAATCCAATC